GAGATGACGCAACAGATGGAGGCGTTGGCAAACGACGCGACATTGCTGCTGCCATTGCTGCGCGACAATGGGGAGGCCTTCAAAGTCCTGGGTGATACAGCGCAGCAGGCTGGCGCGATCATGGATGAGAAAACCATCAAGGCTACCCAGGGCCTGGCTGCCGCCGGATGGCTCGCCGAGCAATCTCTCGCCGGCATCAAGAATCAAGTTGCCGCATCGCTGATGCCTACGCTGAGCGATTATGCAGATATTCTGTTTGACCTGAGCCAGGACACCGCGTCTGTTTCATTGCTTTCGGATGGGCTCAACACCGTCCTCAAGCTTGCGGCTAAAACTGCAGTCGGCATTGCCTACACCTTTGAGTTGGTCGGCAAGTCGATTGCGGGAGTGGTTGCCATCGTAACCACCGCGTTTGATGGTGTGGACCTTTCCAGCCCCATCGAGGCGATTCAAAAAATCGGCGAAAACTCTTCGCGTACCGCGTCAATCGTCGGCGAGGATCTGGATGATCTGGACAAGCGATACAACGCCCTTTGGACGCGAATCGATGAGGCCGGTTCGAATGGGCAGGCCAGCGGCCGGCTGAAGGAAATTTCGGAAGCGCTGAATAAGGCCAGCGTACCGATCAAGCCGGGCACATTCAAAGCACCTACGACAGAGATGCAGGCCGCGGCCAAGGCTGCCGAAGCAGCCCAGAAGAAAATCCAGGGTGCGTTTGACTCGTCGAAGGAAGGCTACGAGCGGCAAATCGCGCTCATCAACACCGAGGTGGATAAGCGGAAGAATGCTTCGGAGGTCGCGAAGCTCCAGTTTGAAATTGAATCCGGCAAGCTGATCGGCATCAATACGCTGCAGCAGGAGCGATTGAAAGGTCTGGCAGAAGAGCTGGATCGTCTGCAAAAACTCAAGCTTGCGAACGAAGATGCAGCCAAGTCGGCGGCATACGCGGCGACGTTGAAATCTGCAAACGAAACAGCGAGTTCAGGCTTTGGCAGGGAACTGGCCGGCGCCGGCCTGGGGGATAAAGCTCGCGATCGTCTGCAGCAGGATCTGCAGGTTCAGCAAGACTTCAATCAGCAGATGGCTGAATTGCAGCAGCAGTACAACAGCGGAGATATCAGCAAAGAGCTTTACGACACCGAAACCCAGATGCTCAGCGAGGCCCTCGCTGAGCGAATGGTTATCCAGCAGGACTATTACAACCAGCAGGACGTTGCGCAGCAAAACTGGCTCGATGGCGTCAGCTCGGCCTGGGAGAACTACAAGGATACGGCCACCGACTACCAGCAGCAGGCTGCCGATTTTACCTCGAGCGTGCTGGAGGAAAGTACCAGCTCAGTTTCAGAAAATCTCCAGGCAATGTTCACCGAGCACAAGAGCTTTGGCGATTCGGTGATGGACGTTGCTTCTTCCATGGCTAACGCGCTCATTGATGCCTTGGCCAGGATGGCTGCGCAGTGGCTTGTGTATCAAGGCGTTCAGCTTGCAATGGGCTCGACCGCAGCCTCCGCATCAGTCGCAGAGGCCGCAATCACAGGGCCTGCCATCGCGGCGGCATACGCACCGGCTGCGGCCATGGCTTCCCTGGCATCTTTCGGTGCCAACTCAGCCCCGGCAATCGCAGCGATCACGACAACCAATGCCACCGCCTCATCGATGGCTCTGCTGGGCATGGCCCACGACGGTATCGACTCGGTGCCAGAGACCGGAACTTGGCTTCTGCAAAAGGGTGAGCGGGTGACCACCGCAGAAACCAGCGCAAAACTTGATCGGACACTCAGTCAGATCAATGGCAGCAACATGTCGAGCAAAACGGAAATAAACCTTCACGAAGACGCCAGCCGCGCCGGACAGGTGGAGAACCGAACCGGGCCGGACGGTAAACAAATTATGGATGTGTTCGTCTCAAACATACGGTCGCAGAGCCCCGCAGCAAAAGCCTTCGAGCAAACCTATGGACTGAAGAGAGTGGGGCGATGACGGCACTTGAAACGCTGTACGCCTCTGGCGGCAAAGCCGTGATTATCCCGACGCTTGAGCTGTTCTGCGTGCCCTGGTCCGCGCCGATCTACATCTGTCAGGGATTTGAGGACATCACGGCCACGACTGAGGCCGGCGTGACTGCAAAGTTCACCGCCTCAGGGTTCGCCGCGGCATTGCCAAAGCGGGACAACAGCGGTAACCAGACGCTGACCTTTGCCATCGACAACGTGACGGGGGATGCTCAGAAGCTGATTGACCAGGCGATTGAGGCCCGGGCGAGTATCGGGCTGGTTTTCCGGATCTTCATCTCGACCGATCTGACTGCGCCGGCCGAGCGCCCCTACCGAATGAAAGTTCTCAGCGGGTTTATGCAAGGTCCGAGCGTCCAACTCAGCGCGGGCTACTTCGACCTGATCAACCTTGGCTGGCCTCGCCGCAAGTACACCCTGGCTTTCGCGCCTTGTCTTCGGTACATCTGAGTTTTCAAGGTGGCAATTTGGTATATTCCCGCCCCACTTAAACGGAGGGAACCATGAAAAAAGCAATGCTGGCTGTACTGTTGGGTGCTGTTGTCGCTTCCGGGTGCACCGTGCGAGTCGCTGACATGACCGTGGCGAGCACCAAGAATTACAACCTCAACTCTTCGAAATTCATAAAGGGTGAGCGAGTGGTTGGAGAGGACAATTATCCGGTGGTTCTCTTTCCGCTCGGATTCCCTAACATCAAAGCTGCCATGGATGACGCCATCCAGAAAGACCGATGTGCGGTTGGTTTGACTGACGTGGTGATGAGCTCGGTTAACCATTCGTTCCTATTCGGAATGATCGGATACCGGGTTGAGGGCGATTTGATTATTGATGCCAGCCTGCCGGGATGCAGCGCCCGAGCTTGAGTTAATAAGTTTCAGAAACCCAGCCTAGCGCTGGGTTTTTTTTGCCTGCCCGCAAGCGGCTGACCTCTCGAGTCAAACCCAGGCCTGGTTCTCAGGTTTGAGTGTCTGGTGAAACCATGTTCGAAAAATACCTGAGCGCTTCCTACCAGGACGGCGGGCGCGGTCCTGCGCGGCTGGATTGCTGGGGCCTTGCTCGACTTGTCCGACATGAAGTCTACGGCCTGCCCCTGTTACCGAGTTGGGGTCATGTCCGCAACACCATGCCGAAGGCGTTCACCAAGGCGGTGAACGAGGGCGCGGCAGCCATGGAGCGCTGCGAGCCTGAAGTCGGCGCGATCGCCTGCATATGGCGCGGCCAGTTCTGCATTCATGTCGCCGTGATCATAGAGGTCGATGGCCGGCTTCACGGAATGGAAATGAAGCCGTCGGGAGCGACTATCAAACCGCTGCGCAAATTCCAAGACCAATACCTGACAGTGAGCTATCACCGTGATCGAACTCTACCCCAGCAAACTTGAAGGCCAGCCGCTGGAGCGCCACAAGACCGATCGCGTGATGACCATCGAAAGCTGGCTACTGACCAAGGTGCCGAGCTATCAGGTGCGCGAGTCACCACCGATCAGCATTGAGGTCAATGGCCTTTTTATTGATCCAACGAACTGGGCCAAGGTTGAATTCGGCCCGGCTGACGTCGTACGGATCTATCCAGAGCCTAAGGGCACTGGATTAGAGGTCGTCGCATGGGCCGTCGTGGCGGCGGTTGTTGCCGTCGGCGTGGTCATGCTCACTCAGAAACCCCTGGTAACGCCCAGCTCGGCGAGCAACGCGACATCCGGCAAGGGGCTAGGGCTGGCGAAAACCACCGCGAACCAGGTCAAGTTGGGCGATGTGATTCGCGAGTGCGCGGGCAAGAACGAAATATTCCCTGACTACCTCACCCCGACGCGTCGTTACTTCGGCACAGATCCGAAGGTGCAGTGGGTCGAAATGCTGCTCTGCATCGGTGTAGGCGAGTTCGACATTCCGCCCGGGCAGGTCCGTATTGGTGGAACGCCGATCGCCTCTCTCGGCAGCACGGCCAGCTATACCATTTATGGACCAGGGGAGTCGGTAGCGGCCGAGCCGGCTCGACAGTGGTGGCACAACTCGGAGGAGGTCGGATCTACCTCTACGGGGAGCGCCGGCCTCACGCTCACCACCACCACCCACATCGCTCAGCAACTCAATGCGTCAACCGTGCAGTTCAGTGATTACGTGGTGTCCGTGCCTGTGGGGGCGGGATGGTTCCCTGCCGGCTGGGCTGCTGGCTTGATCGCCCGCATTGAGGTTCTGTACCCCTATGTGTTCACTGCGCCTGCGGACGGCTCGGCTACCGTCATCAGTGGTGACCATGTTTCGATGCTGAATCCCTTTGTGGGGATGAAGATCGAAATCACTGGCGCCAACGCTGGCGAGTACGTGGTCGCGAGCTATGACCCCTATGTTCCAGCTGTTGCCGCGGTTA